GGACAAGTAGGATAGGAGTCGGCAGTGGCGAACGAACTGTACGCTAGTGTAGACGATATCAACGCTCACCTTCCTGAGCATAAGGCTCAGATTAGTGACGCTGATGACGACTTGCTGCAAGTTGAAGCTTGGCGTCTTATTCGTGCTAAGCTAAGTACAACGTTCGCCACTGCCACTCTCAACGCTTGGACTGATCCCGACGCTACACCGGGTATCATTCGCACTATCGCCGGAATGGTGATCGCTGCTAAGTGGTACGCAGAGCTTTATGCCGAAGATAGTGATACTGACGCGACTTACGCAAACAATCTGTATCTTCAAGCTATTGACCTGTTGAATCAGATTGCTGCTGGTCTAATCGTAATCACTGATGATGCTGGCGAACCGCTCTCCGACACTAGTTCACTTAGCAGCGATGACTACTATCCGAACGATAGTGTCCCGCCGGTCTTTACAATGGGTAAGGAATTTGCTTAGTGGCGATTCCATCCCCGTTCACCTTTGAGCCTAGCGGAACAGGTGCTTTCGGTCGTCGCGGTGGTATCATCACCACCAACGTTCTTGGCGATGAAGCTCTAGAACTAGGTTTTGTCAAACTAGCCGGTTACGTTGAGGAAACCGCTCTACCTCTTAAGGCGGCGGAAGCTATCGCTAAGGCGGATATACATGAACGCTTCCAGAGCCATGAAGACCCCGAAGGGGATGAATGGCAGGAACTCTCGCCAAGGACGGTAAGACGCAAAGCTAGCTCTCCTACGCTACGTTCGTTTCCCGAGGATATCCTCACTCATACGGGGCTTATGGAGAAGCGCGCTACTGACGACGAAGCCTTCACTATCGCGGGTGACCAGCTTGTGTGGTCTTCCGAGCATATGCCTCCGTATTGGGGTGTTCATCAGTACGGTAGCGGTGAATTCGATGAGCAGGAAGTTACAGAGTTTGTGCCTGGTAAGGGACAAGTCTCCACAGGCAAGACTCTGAAGTTTGCGCGTAGTGAAGGTCGTGGTCGCGCTACGCCTGCTAGACCGTTTATCGGTCTTAGCGAGGAAGCCGGTCTACAGATCGTAGAAGTCTTCGACGCTTGGTACGATGAAGGCGTTAACATTGCTATCAACCCTAGTACCGGTATCGTCCAAGAACGTGTTGGTGGACGTTTCGGTCGTAGACTGTTTCCGTCGTTCTAATGGCTTATCTGACTAAACTTCCTGAAGTAACAGATATGCTCATTGAGAAGCTTAAGACCGAAGCTGGCGAGTTGGGCATTGCTTTCGTCGGTGCGTACGGCGAGGCTCGTCTGCCGCAGTATCCGGCTTGTGTGGTTGTCCCTGGGCCACGCACTAAAACGCTGCCGGGTGTGAGTTACTTCACTGTCGATTTTGCGGTAGATATCTATGTCTACCACGGCGACATGACTGTGCCACATTCGACGCGTAACAGGGAAGACCTGCTAATGGTTGATAAGATCGAAGCAGTGCTAGAGTCCGATTATACTTGGGGCAACAGAGTTGTCTTCGGTTACATCGCTGAAACTGCTCCCGGTCGTTTTCACCCACAAGGCAGGCAGAACCAGGAAATCATCGCTGGTACTCTTATGCGATGGGTCGGAACGTCTAGGAGGTTGATGAATGGCTAAGACGGTTGAGTACCATAACCCCGACTTTGAGGATGGTATCATCTTCGATGTTGGTGGGCTGCGTATCCCTAATGGGGGTAGTATCGAGCTTGACGAGGAAGCAGAACTCGGTTTCTTCGCCAAGAAGCAGATGAACGTTAGCGACTTCTTCGCCGGCGATAAGATGGTTAAGGTGAGCGGCAAGTCTGAGCTTAGTAAGTCGGTTACGGACGCTCACACCGCTCACAAGGTAGACACTGAGCCTGCGCCACTTGACGATGTTGTGGCTGACGAGCCGGTTGACGTACCTACCAACGAAACGGAGGAATAGTTGAGTACCTTCGCCATTGGCGCTTCAGGTGCATTGGGTCTTGCGCTTGAAAGCACGATGGGCACTTATGTCGCGCCGACGGTGTGGGTGCCTATCCTAGAAGAGTCTTTGGCCTATACCGAAGATAAGTACTACTCGCAGCAGCTTCGGCAGCAGGCCACTGATTCAGATGTTAAGTCCTCTTACTACCATGTAGAGGGCGACATTCGTATGGAGGTTGACTGTCGTTTCCTTCCATACTTCCTGTACTGCTCTCGGCATGCTATCACGAAGTCCGGTTCTGGCCCGTATACGTACAAGTTCACGCCTACGGCTGTGGGCGGTACTAGTACGGCAGCGAGCGGTGCTGTCCAGCGTACCATGTCAGTCACGGTTATTGCGAATCCGGGTACTGGCTTCTTTGGGTACTCTGGCTGCACTGTGGGTGGTTATGAGTTTACCATCGACGGTGGTGTTCTCATGGTTACCCTGAATGTCATCGGTCTTGGTGAGCAGACAGGTAGCGGTACTCCCGCCTGGGTCGCTCCTAGCCTTCTCGGTGCAGACGCTCATACCGTCTACGTCGATACGGCTGGTACGACTCCTGCGTTTGCCGCAGCGGTTAACGACTTCAACGGCTTCACGTTCCGAGCTAACCACAACGCTGAGGCTCAGAACCGCATTAGGCCGCAGAGGTCTGCTAGCTACGTTAAGTTCGGTAAGACAGACTTTGAGATCGAGTCCGAACTTGACTTCGTTCTCAAGTCTGAGTTCGATAACTTCAAGGCAGCGACTACCAAGGCGTTCCGTCTTACTTCGCTCAACGGCGGTGCGACACTTGCTGCCGCTACCGAGGGTGTTCAGATCGACGCGAACCGAGTCGCTTACGACGCATACGACGTTACACTCCCTGGCATCGGGGATATTGTGTCTGCTGGCTTCACCGGCCACGGACTCAACATCACTGGTGGAGATGCGTATGCAATCAGCGTTAAGTCGCCTACGAACATTGCATAGCAACTAGTCGGGAAAGGAGAGGCTAAGATGCCCGACGCAACAGTTAGCCACGAACCGATCAGGAGGGAGCTGAAAAGTTGCCCTCCTGACGGTTACGTGGACTTGCTCCAACTACCGTACTACGACATGCTGGAACGTCGTGACGGTGCTTCACGCTTGTATGCACAAGCAAGCGAAGAAGGCGAAGTTGACAACAAACTGTTCATGGAGTCCATGCAGCAGTGGTCACGGAGTTACGAGTTCAAGAAGTGTATTGTCGGTCATAACCTTACCGACAAGAACGGTGTACCTCTTGACTTCAGTAAGCCCGAGACACTTCGTAGCCTTAGCCCGAATGTTGGGCATGAAATCGAAAGGCTCATTGACGAGCTTAACGGAGAGGATGAGGAGAACGAGGATTTTACTCCTGCGCCGTCCTCATCCTCCTTGCAGACGAGTATCCCAAGCAACGACACGGATACCACAAACGAGCTAGAAAGCGTTTCGGACGAGACTTAATAACTGAGGTTGTTAAGTGGATTGACACAACCCGCCTGTGCCGTGAGTTTCATGTGCTACCGGTGGCAGGCGGGTTGTTTCAACAGCCAGGACAATACGTACAACGAATGCGTAGTGTGCTGGAAGCCGAAAGCGAAGTACAAAGGCTTAAGGACGAGCGCGACAAACTAAGGTCACCCGAAGCGAGAGAGGCCAGAGAGAAGAGAGCGCGTGGTCAGAGCGACTGAAATCGTTATCATCGCTAAGGTGCAGAACCAAGCGTCTGCACAGCTACGACGCATCGCTAAGGACTTGGGCGGTCTTGGTGCCGCTAGTAACGCTGCTAACCGCATGCAGCAGATGCAATCGCGGATTGGCAACCAGCAGCTTCGTATGGCTGGTCTTGGTGCTAGGCAGCGTGAGACTCAGTTGCGGCATACCGAGCGTATGTTGCAGTTGGAGCGTGACCTCACTACTAACGCTACTACACGTTCGCGGCTTCAGCAGCGAATGAACCGGGCGATCAACTCTAAGGATCTTGACAGGCAGTTACTCCTTAGTCGTATGATCGAAGCAACGCATCAGCGTGACGCTGTTCTTGGTGCTAGACGGGCGTTGTACGAGGAACAGATCAGTAATTTCAGTGCGAGGCATACCGCGCAACTCAAGATGCAAGAAGCGGTAATGGCCGATCTTGTGCGTCAGCAGAAACTCATGGCTTCGCTGCAACGCACAGAACGCGCACAAGGCATCGCTAGAGGCGTATCACACGCTGGCCGCGCTATGACCTTCGGAGGTCTGCTAAGCACAGCAGGGTTCGCTGCTGCTTCTAAGCAGTATGCAGACTTCAGCACCCTTGTTACGAAGGCTTCGACTCAGATCGCTGCTAATGCAGGTAAGGGTGTTGACGCGGTTATTGCTTCGGGCGGTCGGCTTGAAGCCGCGATCATGCGGCAGATGAAGATATTTCCTGCTTCACAGACTGAGATGGCTGACGCGCTTTATCAGCTTTACTCGTCTATGGATCTTACTGAGCGTCAAGGTATCAAGATGCTCGCTACCACTAACAAGGTAGCTGTGGCGTTTGGTAGCGACCTGCCGACTTCCACGAACGTTCTCATCACTACGCTTAACAACTTCGGTAGGTCTGCTGGTGGCGTTCAGGAAACTCTAGACGATCTTGCCGCTATCGTTCGTATCGGTAGAATGGAGCTTAGCGACTTCGACTCCATGATGAACTCTGTGGCGCCTGCTGCTCAGAGCGCGGGCTACAGTCTTAAGGAGATGGGTGGCGCTATGGCGCTTATCACCCGCCTGATTCCTTCACAGGAAAGAGCTGCCACAGGGCTTGCACGTCTTATCGACATTTTCGGTAACAGAGACTTCCAGGCTGGTATGGCTAAGGCCGGTGTCGCTATCACCGATGTAACTGGTCAGCTTCTTCCGTTTGAAGAGATCATTAGGCGCATTGCAAGCCTTGATCCGCAGGGCCAGGGTCTTCAGAACTTTATCCAGATTATGACCGCTAGTGGTCGCGGTCGCGGTCAGGGTATCACTGGTCAGGCTAACGCACGTCGCGCGCTTGTGCAGCTAGTCAAGCATTATCGAGAACTGCACGAAGCGCAGCTTGACGTGAACGACTCCACAGGAGAGTTTAACCAGCGGTTCCAGGCTATGATGCAGACGCCTGGTGTCCAGTGGGCACTCTTCATTAACCAGCTTAGAACGCTAGCACTGGAAATCGGTAGAGACGCGCTACCTGCCATTGTAAAGCTCATGGGCTTTATCCGTGGTCTTATCGACAGATGGAGGGAATTGTCGCCTGAGACACGTCACGCCATTGTCTACTTTACTGCGCTCAGTGGTGTCATCATGCTTATCGCCGGCCCGATCGTTACACTGCTCGGTTCCCTCGCTAGCATGATTACGATGTTTGTGCTGATGAGCAAGGTTCTCGGTGCTACAGGTAGTGCTGGTCTGCTTGGTAGGCTTGGACTCCTGCTAACCTTCCTTGGCCGGTTGTCTGCGATTGGAGCCATTCTCATCACAGTCAAGCTGATTGTGGATAGCGAGCAGCTTAAGGCTATCAGAGGATGGATCGAGGAACACGTCCCTGGCGGCGGTACCCTCAATAATATCCTTGGCTTCAGTGGCAAGGACTTGATGGGTAAGCTAGGTCTTGGTGGTGGTGACGGAGGTAGCGAAGGTATCTTCAATCCCGACCGTAAGCTGTTTGGCTCTCCGCAAGAGAAGGCCAACGCCAGAAAAATGCTGGCAGATATCGGTAAGGCGCGTGACCCGGTTGCAAAGCTTAAGCAGACTCTCAATGAAAGCAACGCGGCTTTCGTTAAGAACCTGAAGTCGGGCATGCTGATGAAAGACATTATGGCGCAGGTTGGCACTCAGATCGACGGTACCGCTGCTGCACAGAAGAAGTACAACGACGAGCTTAAGCAGTGGACTAACCAGCGCGCTGATGTTCTCCGTACCGCGCACGAAGAGTACGAGAGCATCATTGATCGCGCCGTCGATAACATGATCGCCAAGTACAACGAGTTTAAGGATGCTAACCAGTCTGCCTTCGGTACGCTGTTCCAAGGGCCAATGCTGACAGGCGAGTCTTTCCAAGAAGCGCAGGAATGGGGCATTAGCCCAACTATCGGTATTATCAACAAAGACCTTCAGCAGCAGATCAATGCGTTCAACGGTTGGAAGTCTGACCTCAATGCACTAGCCAAGCGCGGTGCTCCGAAGCAGCTCGTTCAGGAACTTACTGACCTTGGCCCGGATGCTGCCGATAAGATCGAAGTTCTGCGTAAGGCATCGCCTAAGATGTTTAACCGCTTCATTGCACTGTGGAAGCAGAAGAACAAGGCTATCGAGCGGGAGACTAAGCGCGACTTCAATAACCAGCTTAAGATTTGGCAATCGCATGGCAAGAACATGGGCCTTAAGATCATTGCCGGTCTTGAAAGCGAAGGCGGCGCTTTGGAGAATACCATGCGGAATATCCTTCGCAACTCGTTTAACGGTGACTTGCTGAACGAGATTGTCAACAAGGCTCTTAGCGAGTTCATGCGTGACCATCCCGCTCCCACACGTCCTACCGGTACGAACGTTCCTAGCTCCAATATCCCACCGCGTAATACGGGCGGTAGCCGAGCAATCCCGATTAATCAGATGAACCTTCAGCAAGTGACGAGGGCGCTTAAGCGTGATGCACCGCGTCTGCGCTCTACCAACGCTGCACTGATTCAACTGTCTAATTGGGTTACACAGCCTGGTAGCGAAGGTGGCAAGAGGATCACTCCTGACGAGCAGGAAAAGCTTGAAACGCTTAGCCGTCAGCGCGCCCGTCTTGCACGTAGAGTGCGTCGTGAGCGTCGGCGTCGTAAGCGCCTGTTGAGACAGAGCAACGCTGCTGCCAGCACTGCTACGCAGAACACCGGTTACAGCGGCTACCAGCCGATGCCCACCACAGAGCAGTTCATCAAGGTTGAGCTACACAGCAAGGACGAGCCTACTGTTGTGCAAGCGAGGAAAGCAGGATGGATCGTGGCTCAGAAGGCTAAGAGAGCATGATCGACTTTATCGAGCTACACCCGGTTGGTAGGTCTTCGCTAGAACTCAACACTCTTGCGTATCCTATCGTTGACTCGTTTGAGCCTGAAGTCGAGATGGAAGAGCATAAGTACAAGAAGGCTCTCGTTATGGGTGAGTGGCCTGCTTACCATCCTGAAGGCGCTCTGTACGTTACCATCAATGGTGACATTGTAGGCAACCTCGGCGCTGACTACACTGCTAAGCGCGATGCACTCGTTCTTGCGTGTAAACCGTTTACTGACGCAGATGAGCTTCTTACCACACGTCACCACGGAACGATGCACTTGCAGCTTACAGGATGGGCTTCGGTTGCAACGCAGGACTATGTGATTACCAGTAAGTCCTTTCCAATGACGACTGACTACGTTAGCGTCAGTTCGTTTCATATCACATTCAAGTTCCCAATCCCGTACTTCCTGAACGGGAGTACTCGGTACTACATTGCCTGATTGGAGTGTTTCTTTCGTAGAGAGCATGGTTGACCCTACAGGCTTTTTTAGGGTCAGCGATCTTACGTTCTCTATTGTCAACTCCGAGGAAGGTACCTTCACTTGCGAGATTCCCCTCGGTAACCCCGATCTAACGCCTAACCTGATCGGCCCGTATCGTACGAGTTGGACGGTGCTTAGAGGTGGTAATGCTCTAGAAGGTGGTATCGTCACCAGCATCAATCTCAACAAGGATCGTGAGACTTTGATGATTGGTGGCTCTAGCTTCCTTCACTACCTTAAGCGTCGTATCTATCCTTTCGAGCCTGTCCAGTATCGCAACGGCGGCTGGCCGGAATGGCCCATTAGGTACCGTGACCTCGATACCTGCGAAATCGCGCGTCGTATCCTTAACGCTGCGATTGACGCTGATCCGTACTCATGGCCTATCTTCCCTCATAACGGTGTAGGCAGTGGCTTCGACACTAGATACAAAATCTGGCCTGCCGATCCTACCACCATCTTCGATCATATCAAGGCTCTTAGCGAGCTAGGGCCGGACGGGTTTGAATTCGGTATTAGCCCGACTACGCTTGAGTTCTTCATGTATCCAGGTGGGCGGGATAGCGGCTTTACACCGTGGGACGTTGCTCCACGCTGGACTGAAGCTAGTGGGCAGATTATCGACTTCGACTGGAATAACATCGGCCCGAAGGGTACGTGGACTCTCGGACTTGGTACCGGTAAGAACGCCAGGAAGATGGGTGCCACTAAGACCGACGTTGACAACAAGGCTCAGTTCGGTCGCCTCGACACTGTGGAGGATTTTGGCGAGGTTAGCGATCAGAAAGCACTCGACGCTATGACCGCGTTCCAGGGTTCGACTAACCTTGGCCCTGAGCGGTCACTGTCGCTGTCAGTGCTGAATCCTGAATTTTTGGTGCCTAACTTCTATACCGGTGGTAGTCCTCGTAACCTGATTGGTGACCGTATTCACGCTGAGTACGACTTTGAGTACCGACACGTCGATGCTTACTTCATCGTGCAGGCTCTCAACTTCAACATCGACAATAGCGGTAACGAAGAAATCGAGTTTGAGCTTGAAATGATCCCACCGAGGTTGGCGTAATGGGCTGGCGCGACAGACGACCACAACCACAGAATACGACCGATGCTCTGCTTAGACGCATTGCTGACCTTGAAAAGCGTATTGCGCTGCAAGAGCAGACCGGCCCTACGTCGTTGCAGCTTATTGACTTTGAGGACTACGAGGACGCTCCCTACGAGAACGTCAATATCGGTGAAACGCACATTAACTGGCCTGGTGTGCATCGTGAGGCTCGACGCTACGATCCCGCCATTTACTTCCATGATGAGAAGTGGCGCGCTCTCGGTAGCAATGCTGCTGTCTACGAAATCAAGGTCTTTGAGGATGACGAACCTAACCTCGTCAAAGACCGTGCTTTCGTATGGGAGGTTCCTGAAGACCTAGACGGCGGTATGGTTATGAAGGCTGGCGCATTCGTCACTACGGCTGGTGGCGATAACGAGCTTGAAATCACTGTTGACGGTGGCGGTAGTATCCTTGACGGCACGATTCAGATTCCTGCCGGTGAGAAGTCTTCTCGCGCTGGCGTAAGCCCACAAGCAGAGTTTGTAGTTGAGTGGGGCGGCGACCAGCTTTCGATCAATACACTAGCTGCGAGCGGTATGGGTCTTGGAGTGTGGGTGCTGGTTGCAGGCTCAGGTGTCGGTGGTGTGCTGCTTCAGGGTTACAAGGGTGATCCTGGCGGTATCACTAACCCGCGAGGTAACTACGATCCGGCGACTACCTACGAACCTGGCGATGCAGTATTCATCGGCGGTTCGACGTATATCACCACAGTCACCAATGTAGGAGTTATCCCTGGTGTCACGGCGGGGTGGGAAGACTTCTTCATGCAGCTTACGGAAGGAACCCCACGATCCACTCTTAACTTCAGTCTCTCGACTGGTGGTTATAACATGGATACCGGCATCAAGGGGTACAAGAAGGTTCCCTACGATGCGACTATCTCTAACGTCACTCTACTTGCTGACGTGCCTGGTAGCGTTACCGTCGATATCTGGAAGTCTACCTTCGGCGGTCATCCCGCAGGCCCAGGCCAAAGCATTACGGGCGGGAATCCCGCTACGCTTGCTACGCAGGTTAAGAGTTCAAACAGCACACTCACAGGTTGGAACACAAGCATCGCAGCGGGTGATATCCTTACGTTCTATGTCTCTGCTGTGGATGCGTTTATCTCGCGCCTCGGTGTTGAGATAGAATTGGAGCGAGTCTAATGCTGAGGTTTATCGAGTCTTGGGATCATTACAGTACTGTCGTTCGTAAGTGGGATTTCAACTTCAACGTCGATATCCAGAACAACGCCGGACGTTTCGGATCAGGCGATGCTGCTGCTTACTTCGGTAATACCGACCACAGAATCCAAAAGGTCATTGACGCACAAGCAACGTGGATCATCGGCTTTCCGTGGTACAGCAACACTACGGCTTTCGGTGATAACCAACCAATCCTTTCGATCCTTGACGGGTCTACGTACCAGTGTTCAGTCTCACCGGTTACGGCAGGGCCAGTATGTACTCTGCGAGCATATCGCGGTTCGGTCGGAGCGAGCGGTACGTCACTCGGTACGGGTACTATCCAGCTTAAGCAGTTGCGCTGGTACTGGATCGAAGTCCTGTTCACTATCAGTGATACCGTCGGCGTTATCCAGACCAAGATTGACGGTGTGACCGATCTTAACCTCACAAGCCAGGATACCAAGGTGACCTCGAACGCCACAGGTAACATCATTCAGCTAGGTGGTGACGCTGGTGGTGGTAGAGGCATGTACATCGGTGATCTGTACGTTTGTGACGGTACTGGTTCTGCGCCCACTAACACCTTCCTCGGTGACGTTCGCGTCCAGTGCATCATGCCCAACGGTAACGGTACTACGTCGCAGCTTATCGGTCAGGACTCTGACTCCACTAACAACTATCAGAACGTTGACGACGGTGGGCCTGACACCGATCCTGACGACGACACTACCTACAACCAGCACACCGTTGTCGGTAACAAGGACACGTATGCCTATACCGACGTTAACGGTTCAACAGGTACAGTCTACGGTGTTCAGATTTCTCCGTACGCTAGGAAGACTGACGCTGGTACCAGGAAAATCTGTTCCATCGCGCGGCTTAGCGGTACTGAAGTGGACGGCCCTGATAAGGATCTTTCTACCACTTACCAGTATCTCTCCGATATCCGTGAGACTAAGCCTGGTGGCGGCGCATGGACACCTACTGATATTAACAACGCTGAGTTCGGGATGAAGATTACGGTCTAATGTCTGTCACAGTACGCGGAGCAGGCTCATTTGGCGGTAACGGTGCTATTGCGCCAGGGCCGACCCTTCCCACAGGTACACAGCCGGGTGACCTTCTTATCCTTGTCGGGTTCGTTACGGTTGGCGCAACCATGTCCGTCACTGGATGGACGCAGTACCCGCTCTCTCCTGTTGACGACGGTAATGCTCGTAAGCTATACGTGTTCTATAAGATCGCTAGCGTTGGCGAGAGTGCTCCGTCGATATCTGTTTCAGCGAGTCAGTGGGGCGCTCAGATTCTTGGCATCCAAGTCGGTACTTACGATCCTTTCAATCCTTTCGACTTCGCCAACGATGTATCCGGTGTACACACTCCACCTGCTAGCGGTTCTAGCACAGTCAATGGCATTACTACATCTATTGCCAATCAAACTGTGCTTATGCTGTTCTCGCTCGACCGTGATGCTAACGGCGGAATCATTACGGGGTATACTCGTTCTGAAACTGTTACCGAGCATTTCGATAACAGCACTACATCTGGCGTCGGCGGTGGTGTAGCAGCAGCATCCTTCGTTAAAGTTACACCTGGTGCTACCGGCACTACAGCGATAGCGCACTCAACAGCCGATCCTCACTGGATCGTTGTTGGTATGAACGACGAGGTTCCTGTCGTTGTCGAGTCTCAGCTCCCTGTGGAGGTTGTCGCAGTAGGGACGCCTGCCGGTAGAGTTTCGCAAGAGCCTGTTGAAGTGCTTGCCGCTGGAACCTCTGCTGCAAGGCTTACGCAAGAAGCCGTCGAAGTTGTCGCAAGAGGAACACCACAGGCCCGAATGTCACAAGTAGTAGTTGAAGTGATAAGACGTGTATCCCATGAGAACGTTCAGATCGACTTAATCGACTAATGGCGTTTGATACCCTGACACCGATTTACCCTGAAGGCGGTACCTTTCCGCATGGAGAGAATCCTCTCAGCGATGGGGGCAAGTGGCGCATGTACTCCACTAGACCACCTCTACAGTCTAAAGCCGATGGTAGTGCTCTCATCGGTACAGTAGAG